ATCGTCTGCACTCACTTTGCTTTGCATTGCTTAGCGTGAGTGGGGCTTCCCCAACATACAAGGGTTTCCTTGATATCGGACCAATCCCAGCAACACTTCGTTTGCGACACTACGATCCCATGGGGTAACGTAAAGTCGAACGCTTGTTCTGGTGCACGATTCTATTCGAATCTTTAAACCGTGCATGGTCAAAGGTGAAAATCATTGATTTTCGAGTTAGTAACAAATATCTATCATCTGTAATTGCACCTGCTGTCGAAAGAGTCTCCGAGATTCGCGTGCGTCGAGACGGTCGCGGATACGGAACTCAAGGTTCAGGTTGGACACGGACTTCGTAGACCTCGCAGGGTAGGCGATGACATCCCGAAGGGGTTTGTCACCACGCTTAAACCAGCGGAGTCGGAAGGGTGTCTCCTGGATCTGCAGGAGCTTGAAGTCACTAACAGGAGTCAGTGACGTCTTACAGGCTTTCTTTAGGACGCGCTCATAAGCGTCTTCTCTCTCATTCTCTAATTCACTACACCCATACCCCAGGAACAAGTTGATCGGGGTAAGGTCGGCATCATCAAGCCCATAGGTTGATGTCGACCACTCAAGGTTCCAGCCAATGTGTTCGGCTGTTGAACGGCTCGCATGTCCATGACGGAGCACGAATGCCTTCCCAGAAGTGTCAGCCTTAGGCTTACACATGGAAACGGCATCGGCGCCTCGACGGGTCAGGACGTAGGCAGCGAGTTTTCGAGCAGTAGGCTCGACTCGAGTGAGTGTCTCGGTAGTCAGAGGCAGCCCAACACCCCCAAGACAGGCCGGTAGGTACCACGACCTCTTAGTGCTTTTTAGCACTTCGAGGTTGTGGCCCACATAGGCCTTGATAAGGGTGTCCGGGTTGCTTAGGCAGCCGGAATAGCGGATTAGTTCATGACAACTCTCACCTAGGGGCATAACACGGTTATATCCCCCCGAACTAGAACCATACAGAGCGTTATCGGCCACGCGTTGCGCAGCCCTGGGATCATCGGTCTTATTTGATACAACGCGGCTATTACCCCACAGAAGCCCAAGAGAAATCAAGGGAATCAGGGAGAAAGTCGGGAAGATCAAGCTTAGATCGGATCGATCGCGGAGGTAGAACTCTGAATTGATACAGAAAACATCCGTATGGACGTAATTCTTACCAACAGAGGGCGTAAAACCCACGCGTGCGATGTAGTGATGCCAGTCGCTGTAGTCCTTGTCGGAAGACGACGTGACGTCATCGCCGTTGATCAACATTGGAAGCTGACGGAAGGGAAGCTCCAAGGAGGGGTCAAGGTAGACCCAGTTGACCGCGGCGTTAAGGATACAGAGGATGGGGAAGCTGATGGGAGAACCCATCATCTGACCATCAATCTGATCCGTGGCGTCAGGGACACCGACGGAGTCGGCGTAGTCGAGGCTGTGTCTGGTGAGACAGTCACGAAGGAGGGCAGAACACTCCAGCGGTACACCGAGACGTCGGTTAACCGCAGAAAGGGCGAACTCTGACCATTCGTGGAAGATACCGTCCGTAGCCGCCGAGTAATCTCCGGACAGAAGGTTACGACCATACATGTGAGAGAAGTCATTCTCTGCATCAATGGGTCGACCTGTGAGTCGGAAGATAGGGTGGTTGGGGAGGTACCGGTACACGATACGGTTCCAAGTCTTTGCGTTCCAATAAGGCGAGGTCTCCCCGCAAGTCACGGTACGGACTTTACAGGGCTCGAGGATTGCACAGACCTTGGCAGAAATGGTTTCTCCATTGTGGGAGGGAGAAGCCTGCCGAGGTCTGAGGGGACAGACTTGGAAGTTAGAGGACGTCCAGTCGAAGTAGACGTCGGGGGGCGGGCAACACCGGATAGTCAAAAGTCCGTTGTGATGGTCATAGACCATGTATGCGAGCTCGGAGCGGGAGTCCTGTGAGAGAATAAAATGGACCCAAGACGGATTGGTAATCGTCTTACGGGGTGCAACATTTATTTCTTCTGCGGGTTCTCCGTAGAGTTCGGCAAAAGCGCCGCCCTGCCGACGTGTGCGTTCGTAGCAGGAGTTGAGAGAAGGAACGTGTTGGTTGAGTCCACGTTCCCCGGAGGTAGCGGGAAAGATATCATCGACGATCTTGAGAATAGCAGATTCTATTTGATCGTCAACGTTGGCCATTGGTACAGGGCCGACGAGGAGGCGAAGCGAGTCGCGTCCGTCCTTCCCGTGTATGACTTCGCCGGATGGGCGTACATACATCGGTTGGGGTCGGGGCCGGATAGTTGTTACTGCTTTGTAGTGCTTTAACAGTTCTGCATCGATGAACTCCTCATCACAAGGGAGCATCGCACGCTTCGACGCAAGAATCGTCTGGGACCACGCCAAATGTTGGAGGCGGGGACGACGATTCGGTCGGTGGACGCAGTCACGGACGATCCGTCGGCGGAAGGCCCCTCCCAGAAAGTACTCATAATTGAACTGAGGACATGACTGGGTAGGGTTAACCTGACCGAGGATACGTGCCATAGGCCACGCGCAGAACTGTTTGGCCACTTTCTCAAGGAGGCCAGCGGCTGAGAGGAGAACAAGACGATCGATGTCCTCATCCGTGTAGACATAGGCGTATCCATCTCCAAGGAGCTTGCCGAGCTCTTCGAAGATTTGGAGGACACGTGTCACAGGACAAGGGCGATGCTTGTGCTTCACGCGGCCGTCCTTCAGGGTCTCTGTGTAGGGACCGTTAAAAGGAACGGAGGCGTCGGCTCTCAGGAGTATAGCACTAGAAAGATATATTTCAGACCCATCGACATGAGAAAGCTCTTTAATATGGGCGGAGCTGTCGACAGGGGTTTCTTTGACCATCGTAACCAATCGATGAAACGCGTGGTGGACGCGTTCTTCTAGTTTAGAAGTAAGGTCGCGCGGCTGGCGCGACCCCACCAATTCAACAAACGCGCGGTTGGCGCGTTTATTTTTACTACTAGGTAGTCGGACCGTCCCCTCGGGAACGGTTTTG